GCCATTGCTTCGACCCATTGCGGATCCTGCAACGCTGCCAGCCTTCGATACTGTGCATCCTGAACAACCTTGAAGACGTAACAGCCTTTGAGCGCGTAACAGTCAAAGCATACGCTGCCCGGGACCTTCTGTAGCTTGCCGCCTGTCTTGCATTCTTTGGCAGGTAAACCTATCGACCAGCCAGGCATCTTTGAGGGCTTGCTCAGGCTGCCTCCTATAATTTTTAATGCTTCATCTGTTTTCATAATTCTTTCTCCTATAGACTCCTATAACATTATAATTCTTTCTTGTCAAGCTTGCCGCTTGGCGCTTGCAGCTTGACGCTTCCTTCTTGTAGCCGTTGGCCTCTAGCCAGCGCCAGTGATTTATTAAAATCACTGGGCTTTTAATTCTTCTAGTCATTTTTTATTTCTTTTAAATCGTTAAAATCTATACCATCACAAAACAGAGAATGATCTCCGTCGTATTCATAGACTTTGCCGTTGTCATTTCCTTCTTCATCTACCAAAGTATAATGCAGCGTATGCACCTGCAGATATTTATATTTTTTAGTCATAATTATTCCTTTCTAAATTCATCCTATACTATCCTTCACCAGCTGTCAAGCTTGTTGCTTGAAGCTTGTCGCTTACAGCTTCAGGGTCGATGCACAATGCACCGCCCATCCCAGCTGGACCAGTCTCTTCCCGCCGGGCTTATCTAGAATCCACTGGCAGTAATAGACTGATCCCAGGTCCATCAAGCAGAGGTAATTCCACTGCGGGATCTTCCATTACATTGGTTAATGGACCAGAGATCAGTAGGGTGATTGTGGACTGTTCAACCTCCGTCAGTTTGAGTTGTCTCAGAGTACCCAGGAGTACCAGCTACCCACACAGTTCCCTACACTATTTCCCAATCAGTAAGTTGCAACTTAACTGATCCCAGGTCCAAGTACAGCGGACGCCTCGTCCCATTACAAGATGATCAATCTCTTCTGACTTAGACCAGGGATCAGTTCTAGTTGTGAAAGATAAGGGTGACGTCCCTTTAAACACACAACCAGAAGTTGTCCCAATTTATTAGCCCTGTTCCGCCGTTATCTAGTATCGGTACGTGGGAACACCTAGAATTAAAGTTATCCACGAAAAGTTAGGCACGATGACCAATAAATCTAAATGCAATATAATCCTTGACTATCCTATTGTCAAGTGCTAATTTAAAAATAATTTATGCAAAATAAAACAGAAAGAGGAAAAATGACTAAAGAAAGAAAGATAACACTTAACGCAGAAAAGCGAAAAGTGATTGCAGATCAATTTCAATCTTTTTATGAGGATAAAGTAAAAGATAAATTGATACAGGCAAAAGAACAATATGACTTGATGAGAGAAAAAGCAAAAGAGAAAATTAATCAAGTTGTAAGGTTTCATCAACCACAGGAAGATGTAGACACAATTAGAAAGATGATTTCAAAATATAGTTCGGCAGGTGGCGACTTATATAATGATAATTGTTTCTATGTTCAACGACCAATTACAAAAGTTGATGATGAGGGTAGAGAGTATCAAGCAAATGATGAAGTTCATGTAAGATTTGACATGGGTAGAAAGTTTGCAAGAGCATATTATCGAGATGAATTAAAAGCAAAAGGGCTTAACCCAGATTTTAATTTATCTATTAATGATGATTATTCAAAAAGAAATCCAAAATATTATAATGATGAAAGTGCGTGTAATAAATTTTTAGGGTTTCAAACATCTTCTAATGATGACAAGTCTATCACTACACCTAAAGCAAAATGGGAAGAAGATTTTAAACTTTGGGTAATTGGAACATCTTATTGTCATTCAAGACAATTCAAAGTTGATGAAAACACATTAAACTTTTTTAAGATGTATGTTGCTAGTGCCGACAATGTAATTAAAGAGCACGAACAAATGTATAGTTATGTTGAGGGCAAAATGAAAACTTTAAGATTAGGTTTAAAGTCTTACAGATTTTACGATCAAGCAAAAGCACTCGCTGATAAAATTGGAGTTGTTTTAAATGAAACAATGATGAATGAAAGTTCTAGTTTAGCTTTATCAATCTATAGCCCAGAAAATCTGGCTAGTCTTTTGGAAGATAAAGAGGTCTTAACTAGAGATCAAAAGATCGCTATTGCAAGACAACAAATGGCACAAAATAGTTTAAATTAACTATTGACAATTAAGGGACTATCCTATAGGGTAGTCCCATAACAGAAAGAGAGAAATATGACTAAAACATTCTACATAACTTATTGGGCTAGTAAGCATAAAAAACATATTACTAGACGTGGCAAACATGATGATAAATCTAGATATGGAACATCTAAACAGGGTGTGCCTTATTACGTTTATTATGATCTAGATAGTCATGGATATAGAACTGCGACTACAAGTTGGAAAGTGAGGCACTAATGGATTATAATTGGTGTCATGGTCCAAAGTGTCATAAACATAAAACACAGGATAGAATAAGAGGTGTCAAGGGCTCAAAGGTTTTGAGGACCAGAAAGATTGCTCAAAGTAATGAATACATTAGAAATAGTTTCTTTTCACATTTTTGTAGCCAAGGCTGTTGGAACGAGTTCGCGTATGCACATTGGGAAGAATTTATTAATCTACACCCAAGGACCGAGCCCCTTGAAACACCAATTGAGGATCCAAAGAAAACAACTCATACTTATAACTATGGTTATGGCGATCATAGTTATACAAGAACAGAAATAAAAGAGGTTGACAATAACTCTAATCCATGAGAATATAGGACATGACTAAAACAGAAAGAACAATAGAAACAACTAACCCTTTTTCAGGTCAATCAGCAATGTTAACTCCAGAGGAATACAAGTTATACATTATGATTAAGCAGGCAGAATTAGACGAGGACTATAAGACTGTGCAAAAAGGTTTATCTAAATTTAGTAAGATGAACGCTAGCGCGTACATGACATTACTAGATTAATAATAATAAACGTAACACCCTGGCGCTAACGCGCCAGGGGTCCCAAACCAGATCTCAATTACAGGTTGTATCGCGACCCCATCCCCCCTTTATACAAAAAGGGGTCCCACTACTCTAGGTTGTATTGCTTGATTTACAGAGTTTTAGCTGGTAAAAACATGTTGAACATCTTAAACGTGATGCAAAAAATTTTTTAAAAAATTTTAAATGAATTTAAATAATATAGACATAAATAAACTACCTGCAGACGTTCGAAAAACTTTTAAACAATTACAAGTTTTACATGCAGAAAAAAAGATACAAAACAAAGCTAAAGATGACTTTCTGTCTTTTGTCAAATGTATGTGGCCCGATTTTATTGAAGGATCCCACCATAGACATATAGCAGAAAAATTTAATAAACTTGCAACAGGAGAAATTACTAGACTTATTGTGAATATGCCACCTAGGCATACGAAGTCAGAGTTTGCATCTTTCTTGTTACCAGCATGGATGGTGGGCCGTGAGCCAAGGTTAAAGATCATTCAAGCAACACACACGGGTGAACTCGCAGTCAGATTCGGACGTAAAGCCAAGAACCTAATCGACTCGGAAGATTATTCTAAAATTTTTAAAACAACACTACAAGAAGACTCAAAGGCAGCAGGACGTTGGGAGACTTCACAAGGTGGTGAATACTTCGCAGCAGGTGTCGGCGGTGCCATCACCGGACGGGGTGCCGATCTTTTAATCATTGACGACCCACATTCAGAGCAAGATGCATTGAGTCCTACAGCTTTAGAGTCAGCTTACGATTGGTACACGTCAGGTCCTCGTCAGCGTTTACAACCAGGTGGTAAAATTATTTTAGTTATGACTAGATGGTCTAACAAGGATCTTACTGGTAAATTGATACAGAATCAAAAAGAAGCGAAAGCTGATCAGTGGCACGTGGTTGAGTTTCCGGCAATCATGGACCACGGATCAAAGAACCCTAAACCTGTTTGGCCAGAGTATTGGAAGTTAGATGAGTTAGAAAAGGTTCAAGCAACACTGCCCACGGGCAAATGGAATGCACAATGGATGCAGAACCCAACAGCAGAAGAAGGTGCAATATTAAAACGTGAATGGTGGAGAGTTTATGATGGAGAACATATTCCACAATTACATCACGTTATACAATCTTATGATACTGCGTTTTTAAAAAAGGAGACAGCTGATTACAGCGCTATAACTACGTGGGGTATATTTTACCCTGACGAAGATAGTGGAGCCAATCTTATATTACTCGATGCCATAAAAGGTAGATACGAGTTTCCTGAACTTAGAAGATTGGCTCTTGAACAATATGAATATTGGCAACCAGAATCAGTTATTGTTGAGGCTAAAGCATCAGGTTTGCCTTTGACCTACGAGCTTAGACAGATGGATATACCTGTAGTTAACTTCACACCCTCAAAAGGAAATGATAAGCATGCACGTGTAAATGCGGTTGCACCTTTGTTTGAATCTGGTATGATATGGGCGCCTGAGCAGAAATTCGCAGACGACGTTATCGAGGAGTGTGCGGCTTTTCCTTATGGTGATCATGATGACCTGGTCGATTCAACAACACAGGCTATCATGCGATTCAGACAAGGCGGTCTAATCGGACACCCTGAAGATTATGTCGACGAAAAAGTCGAACAACGTAAAAGGAATTATTATTAATGGCAAATAAATACCACAGACAAGGATTTTTAAGTGCAGGGTTGGTTAAAAAATTAATAACATCTAAGGGAGATAAAGCAGATACTTTATTAAAACTAGTTCGAGAAACTAGAAGAATGACTTTACCAGATAAAATGAAATATCCAAAATTTAACATGAAATCTACTATGACTGGTAAAAGTAAAGTTATGGATAAAGAGATACTAGATCCAGAAGATTACATTGATATTCAAGGCATGACAAACAACCAGCTTAAAAAACAAATTCAAAAGTATGGCTACATTGTTGGAACTAAAAATAAAAAACTAGCTGCTCGAGATCGACGACGTGGTTCCATACAAAAAATAGTAAAAAAGGATAAGAAAAAATAATGTTTACAGCTATTAGACAATGGGTCATAAAAACAATGTTAAAGTCGAAAGGACAGACTGGAGTTGTTCAGACTTTACCTAAAAAAGATTTAGTAGAATTAAACGTACAGATTACAGCACAACGTTTAATGCAGAATGGTATTGAACCAAACTCATTAAAAAATGCTGATCAAGTAGAGAACGCTGTCAATGCAATAGAATCTAGACCAGCTGTTCAAGAAGGAATTAGATCTACAGGTTCTGCAAAAGTATTTGACATGGAAGGTAAAGAGATACCAAAAGGATCTAAGATTATGGGTGGTAAACAGCTTGAAGATGATCTACCACCACCAGGAAGCAGAGGTGGTCCTGACGATATTGCAGCGCCAGTGCAGTCTTCAGAAGAGACTATGACTAATATGGTAAAAGATGAATTAATGAAAACTGATAATCCGTTTTCTAATTTAGTTAAGACAACTGAAAAAGGGCCTAAGTCTATTAAAGAACGAGAAGCAGAAATATTAGCAAGTATGGAAAAAAATAATAAAGATGCTGTTAAAAGAATAAAAAATAGAAAATTAGTTTCAGAAGCAATTGATAATGCATCACCAGGATTTGTAAAAGGAGATAGAAAATATAATGCACAACTAGTTGCAGATGATTTAGCAGAAAAAAAATTTGGTAAAGACTTTTATGATTTGGATAATAAACAGCAAACAGATATTTATGGTGAAGCACTTGACGGATTAGACGACTCAAATAACTTTGCACAAGGTGGACGTGCAGGGTTTAAAGCCGGACTAAGTAAAGCGTTTTTAGAGTTTATGAAAAAATTTAAAGTAAAACAATCTGGTGATGATGTTAAAGACTTTTTATCTAAAAGACAGTTTATGAAAGACATTGTTGGTAATACTAAAGCAAACGAAAAAGCTAGAGAATTAAATATGTTAAAAGAAAACCTTGATAAGTATAGGAAACGATACAAAGGTTATGAATTTCCTAGTGACGAACAAATTAAAACTGATTTAGAAAAAATAATACAACCTATCTTAAACAAAGATCGTAAGTTAAATGCAACAGGTGGACGTGCAGGATTTAGATCAGGCTCAGGTAAAGGTATCATGGAATTTTTTAAAAACATGATTAAACCAAGAAATCCTAAAGTATTTGATGAAAGAAGATTTAGAGAAGGTCCAATTGATTTAAAATTTTTAGACAATTTAGAAAGTAAAGATCTTGAAAAATTTATTAGAACTAGAGACACAAAAGGTCGTGGTGGTTATGGTATGTATGAAAACTTTGCCGACATGCCTGCAGGGCTAAGAGCAGCAGAATTAATTTCTACAATTAAAGGACCAGCTAATAAAATAAATTATAAAGCAGCAGAATTATTTTTAGGTAAAAAATTAAGAGGTGATGAAACTGTTGATGAATTACTTCAAGTATTAAACAGACAAGAGATGCGAGCAGAGGGTGGACGTATAGGTTACAAAGACGGACCAAACATGGGTCGAAGAAGTTTCTTAAAAATATTAGGTGGCCTTGCAGCTGTACCTATTATTGGTAAATTTATAAAACCAATTAAAACTGTAAAAGGTGTAGCTAAAGTTCCAATAATTGAAACAGCTCCTGTTAAAGGTAAACCAGAATGGTTTGACGCTTTGGTTAACAAAGTTATCATCGAAGGTGACGATGTTACTAAAAAATTTGCAACAGGTGAAAGACAAACTATTCACCAAAAAGATCTTGGTGGTGGTACAAACGTAAGAGTTACACAGGATCTTGATGAGGGTGCTGTAAGAGTAGAATATGATAGTCCTACAAATACATTTGAGGACACAGTGCAAATGGAATATAAAAAACCATTACCTGATGAAGGTGATCCAAATCCAAAAGCAGAGTTCACGACAGCAG